CACGAGGAGGACGCCGGCTGGCCGCACATACGGCCGGCGACAGTCATGATCCCCTCCATCGGAACCGGCTCGCCGACGCGGATCCCCTTCATGTCGCCGAGTTTGCCCTTGCGAAAGGTGAGCTCCTCGATCGTGGTCTTTCCGAACTCGATCGGGTGCGCCAGCTTGATCGTCACCGTGTCCGACATCAGGCGATCTCGTCCGCGCCCGAGCCCTCGAACCGGACTGCGATGTTCGCTTCTTCGGTGTTCCCCGTGCCCTCGCCGGCGAACCACGCATCGTTGAGCACGATGAGCTTGCTGTTGCCGAGTGCCAGGGTCACCGTCGCTTCGCGGACCAGGACCAGCGCGGCCAGGTCCAACGTCTGCCGGTCCGTGATCTCGCCCTCGATGAAGGCGACCTGTGGGGTCTCCTTGTAACCGTGGACGGTGTCCGCTCCGATGATCGATTCGCGAGCCGGTCGGCCGAGGTTGTAGGTGAAATTTCCCTTCGCGTCCTGCACCTCTCCGTTGATCTGGAGGGTGATGAGACCTGCCCTGAGCTGCGCCATGGATGCCTCCTACAGGCGGAACGAAATCTTGGCCGCCGTGACGATCAGCTGGTTGATCAGGTCGGGCGACAGCAGGAAGTTGAGACGGTTGGGATCTGTCGTCGACCGCTCGACGACCAGGTCCGCCTTGAACTGCTCGAATCCCTCGACCAGGCCCAGCGACTCCATCTGGCGAAACCACGCCAGCGACTCGCCCTTGCCGATCTTGGGAGTGATGACCGCCTGGCCGGCGCCGAACCTGGTCCCGTCGTTGGCCAGCTTGTGGCGCGGGTAGCGCGTCTGCATGCGGACCCGCCAGCTGTAGCGGAGGTACAGGAGGGTGAGCATGGTCGTCGCGTCGAGGTACGCGGTGTCGGCCGCGCCAGATGCCGAGACCTGATACGTGGTGATGATGCGGTCCAGTTGGACGACGCCGCCCGCGCCCGCGCGCGTGGTCGAGATCCCGTCGAACAGGAGCAGGTTCCGCTCCGTGAGGTCGAACAGGTCGGTCTCGGCCGGCGGAATCGCGCGCGACATGGCGAGGGTCTGGAACGGGCGGGCCGGGTCGTCCGCGCCGTAGCGCGCCACGATGCCGGCGACTTCGGCCGCGAACTCCATGGGCGGCGTGAGCGGCGTGATGCCCGCCTGCGCCACGATGCATGAGTGCGGGCTGTTCCGCCCGTTGCCGAGGGTGGTGAGCGCGCTGAACGTCCCGGCCGCCGACGTGATGGCCAGACCGTCGATCATTCGCATGGAGCCATTGCGGCTCCTGAGCTCGGTCTCGATCGCGGTCAGGCTGGTCGCGTCCGTGTACGGGTGCGCCCAGACCTGGAACCAGATGTCGCCCATGGCGGCGATTAGGGTGGTGAGGACCGGATCATTGGACCCGCCCGACAGCTGCGCGACGGTCACGCTGGTGACGCCGGCGGGGAGCTTCTCGCCGTCGTTGTAGCTGTGCCGGACGTTGTAGGCGTTCCCGACGGTGCCGTCGTTGCGGAAGGTCAGCGTCACGACGCCGGCGACCGCGGCCGCCGTCACCGGAAGGTCCGCCGCGGCGTTGATCGCGGCCGCGATGGACGCGCCGATCGTGGTCGGGGTGTCGCCGCTCGCGACCGCGACGGGAATCCGCTCGCCGCCGAGGTAGAGCGCGATGGTGCCGGCCGCGGTGGCTGTGCCGACCACGGTGATCGTCCCGGTCGCCTGGACGCCGGCACCGTTGTCGTCGAGGACGCCGATCCACGTCTCCGTGACGCGGTTGCTGGCGAACCACGCCAGCGCCTGGCGATGGAGGATGGATCCGCGTCCGGCCTTGTCGATCACCTGCTCCACGCTGGTGACCTTGTGGAGCGTGTTGGCGGCCGCCGTGCCGGCCGCCGTCTTCTGGCCGATGATCAGGCCTCGATACGGCAGGAGCGCCGGCCCCTGCGAGGCCTGCGACGCGTCGAACTCGGCAGCGACGAATGGGACACGCAGGTTGCTGGGAACGTCGTTGAAGGTGATGGTCATGGCCTACGCCTCGCTCTCGCGCTTGCCTGCGCGCGGCGTGGGCCGCGGCGGCGTGCTGGATTCATCGACGCGGACGACCTCGCCGGCCAGCAGACGGCGCGTCCAGAACGACGTCTCCTCGACCTCGGCGCCATCCTCGGGGAGGACACGCCGGTTCTCCGGATCGCGGATGACGGCACCCGGAACGACTGGTCGGATCTTGATCCTCATGGTCCTGGGATCTCCTGCACCACCACTTCGTCGCGGTGCTGTTCGGTGTCGGGGACGCCGCCCACGACCATGCGGGTCGTGTCGGCGGTGATGAACTTGTCCGGCTCGGCCGGCTCCTCGGGAGCCATCGTTCGGTAGGTCGCGACGTAGGTGAGCACCACGAGCCCGAGCAGCCGACCGCCCTCCTCGACGACCTCCATCACCGTCGTGTCGAGGATCGAATCGCCGACCGTACCGCCGAGATACTGGTCGCGGTGCATGGCAGTCTCGACCTGGAAGGCGAGCTCGTCCATGGCATCGTCGACGTTGTCGTTTGCCTTGACCCATCCCTCGATCTGAATCGGCAGATCGCGGATGAGCGTACGCGGCCCCGTGGTGCTGCTGTCGGCAGAGACGGTGTCCTCGAGGGTGTACACGGAGATGGCCGGCAACTCGGTCGTTCGCAGCGGCACGATCCGGGTTGGGAACACGCGCTGGCCCGCATCCGTCTGCCCGAGAAATTGGGCGACGACCGCGCGTCGGATCAGTGTGCGCTGGTGGGGCATCAGGGTAGGAGCGGCCAGCCGAGTTGGTTGAGGAACACCCGCATGTCCTGGCCGGGGGCGCGGCGAACCTGCTCGCCGCGTGGATCCTGGCCGCCGAGCGAGGCCATCGCGCCGGGCTTGCCGTCCGGGGCCGCTTCGAAGGGGACGTCGATGACATGCAGCAGGAGCCTGATCGATCCCCCGACCGAGCCGTCCGGCTGCCGCTCGCGGATCTTGTAGGCCTTGCCCAGGATGGTGAGGAGCGGCTCGTCCTGGTCCGGGTGTCTTGGCAGGTCCTCGATACGCAGGAAGACCGCCGGGCCACCCTGCTCCACGCCGGCATGCGCGCTGCCCTGGACCAGGACGTAGTTCTCGTCGAACATGCCGCGCACCTCGACCGTTCCGGCCAGCGACTGGTAGGTGACCGCCACGCTGTCCAGGTGCTTCTGGACAGCGCGGTCGACCACCGCCAGCAGCTGGGCGAACGACACGCGCCGATCTCAGGCGACGTTGACCACGGCGTTGATGTTGAGCAGCCGGACCACGCCGGAGGTGTCTCCGCTCGCGGCCGCCGCCATCGCGACGCCTGCGCGCCGGGCGGTCGCCGACGCCGCCGTGGCGAAGTTCCCGGCGGCGCTGTCGAAGTACAGGACCTGGCCCTCGGTCCAGGCTGCGCCGGTCGCCTTCGGCAGCGTGAAGACGCCCTTGAGCGCCGCGTTGTACTTCAGGCCCGTCGTCGTGGACACGAGCGGCACGACGACGAGCGAGCCGACCAGGAGTGGGGTCCCGGCGGTGACAGTGCCGCCCGCGGTGAATTCCGCGACGTCGCCGGGCTGGATGAAGTTGGTGGCCATGTCTCTCTCCTCTGTTCCTGCGATGGCCCGATCGCGCTTGCTCGGGCCGGTATGGCTGTCCGTATTGCTGTCGGGTTACGCGCCGGCGTTGGTGACGGCGGCCTTCGGGTCGGCCATCTGCGCCTTCGCGTAGAGCGAGACCTTCCACTCGACGCCATCGATGCGCCATCCGTTGACGGAGTCCATGACCGGACCGCGTCCGTAGCCCTCGAGGAAGGCCACCACGATCGCCGCCGCCTCGCTCGGATCTGCGAAGAGGTAGCGCCGGGTGGACGCGGCGGCGATCCGCGGCGTCCCGATGACGTCCTTGAAGAGGCCGCGCACCATATTCGGGCGCTGCAGCTTGTTGGCGGTGTCCGGGTCATACTGCGCGTCGTTGATCACCTTGGCCGTGCCGGCCAGGGCGTCCGAAATCAGCAGGATGCTCGGGGTCAGGTCGATGAAGTCGAGGCCGTTGGGGTCCTTCTGCGCACGCATGACCACGCGGTCGGCGTCGATGCCGACCACGCTGATAGCCGATCCGGTGCCGACGTTGGCTCGGTTCGCGTGGAAGAAGGGCTGGCCGTCTCCCTGCGTCGGGCCGAGGCCCGAGTTGAGCGCGAGCAGCGCGTAGACCGAGGTCTCGATCGTCCGCATGGCGGCCCTGCCGAGTTGGGTGGCCATGTCGGTCAGCGCGCCCATGTCGTCGTTGATGATGGTCTCCTGGCTGAGCGAGAACATCTTCCCCGTGCGCTGGGTGGCGAGCGGGTACTTCGATCCGTCGGGGATGACGCCCGTCTTGTACTCGCCGTGCTCGGCGATCACGTCCAGTCCCGGCAGCGAACCCGTGCGGTATCGGTTGCTGGTCCGGAAGTCAGGGACCTCGTCCGTCTTGCAGAAGCGCTCCCAGGTGTTCATCTGGGTCGCGTACGCACCGAGAAGGACCTTGCCCAGCACGTTCTCCAGCAGCGTCGGGAAGTCGCCCGCTGTCTGGTAGCTGCTGTTCCGCTGGTGGGTGAAGGCCAGACCGACCATCTTCATCCGGTCCATGCCGCGGGTGTTCACGCCGGCGCGCTCGAGGCACAGCCGGGCGAGTTCGATCGGCGCGTAGCCACGGAATTCGCCTGGGTCGAACGAGACGCCGTTGAAGGACTGCGGGTCCTTCTTCTGCGCCGCCTCGATGAGCTTCCGTGTTCCAGTCCGCTGGAAGAGCCACGCGCTGGCTCCGCGGATGAACTTGTCGCGCTCGTCGTCGCCAGCCCCGATGCGGACGGAGCCGTCGATCTGGCCTTCGGAGTCCGGCGCCACGAACGCGTCGAACGCCGCCTTGCGCGCCTGCTCGACCTCGACGCCGGCCTCGATCAGGTTGTTGATCCACAGCTCGCCCAGCTTCGCCTGCTGGCCGATCTTGCGGATACCTGCGACCCGCTGGCGCTCGTTGGCGAGCGCCTGCTCTGCGGCCTGGGATGCGATGGCGGCCCTGGCCTGGGCGTCTTCGAGCCTGGCCTCGCTCGCCGCGCGCGTCGCGGCGGCTGCGGCGGCGGCCTGCTTGGCGGCCGCGCGGGTGCGGGTGTCGTCGGTCCGCGGCTCGCCTGTCGACGCCGCGGTCTCCGTTCCGGGGATGGTGGTCTGGGCGTCTTCGGGATCCATCGTCTGCTCCTCGCGGGTTGCGAACACACACTTGTTGAAATGGGTCTTCTCTTGGGCGCGGACGCCCGCGCCTGCGTCGGCGCCAATCGGCACCATCGAGATCTCGTGAGGCTCCCAGTCCACCGCTCGGTAGACCGGGACCTTGTCGGCCTCGTCTTCGACCTTCTCCATCTTGTGGATCCGGTAGCCGACGGAGACGTTCGTGATGATCTTGTCCTTGACCTTGCGAAAGATCGCATCGGCCTCGGGGTCGTCCTCGGCGCGCGCGAAGCGCACGGTGGCCTTGCCCTGCTTCTTCTGGAGAACCGCAGAGCCGCGCTCGACGACTCCGATCACGCCACTCAGATCGAAGGAGTTGTGCGCGTTGAGCAGCGGGGCGCCGGAGTTCAGGCGATCCATCCGCACGTGCTTCGGATCGAGGCTGAGCTCCTCCCAATAGCGATCGTAGAAGCCGCGCATGACGCGCGCGCCGGTCGTCCACACGAGGTCGACGGTCCGCTTCTCCTCGTCGATGCTGCTCGGCACCACCTCCGCGCGCAGCGAGAGCGCGGGGAGATTGACGTCCACCTTCACGGTCCGCTTGGCCATCAGTTCTCCCCGGTGGCCGCGGTCGCGGCCGGCTTCGAGGTTCCGTTAGAAGTGCCGTTCGGCTTCGCGGCGCCGTTCGATGCGAGGCTCGGCGTCGGCGTCACCTGAGTCTGGCCTGCGCCGGTGGTCTTCCGCGGGTCGCTGTCGAGCACGATACCGAGCCGATCCAGCCGAGCGAGCGCGGCGGCGTATTCCGCCCAGTAGGTCGCCGGGTCGTAGCCCTGCTCGCGGACCATCTGGTCGGGGTTCATGGCGCCTGCCCGGACCATCCGCATCAGGGCAAGACCTTCCTTGTCGGGATCGATCATCGGCGTTGCCGGCGGGGTCCACTCGGCCGGGGAATCCTCGACGTCCTCGCCTGCGAGTAGGAGCGCCTCGAGCATCCACGTCCATGCCGGCTGGCAGAACTGGGGGATGATCATGTTCTCCCGCCAGTCGTGCACGTCGCCCATGTGCGCGATGCGGCCCATGCGCGACGAGCTGAAGTTCGACTGCGTGTAGTCGCCGCAGAGATCCTCGTAGGTGACTCCGAGTCCGGCAGCGACGCCGCGCAGCGTGGTGGTGCTGAAGGACTGGTGGTCAGTCGCGACCGGCGGATTCGCGACGGTGACCTGCTTGCCCTGCGCAAGATTGACGATCATCCCCGGCTCGAACGTGTCAGTTGGCTGGGCTGTCGCGGAATCGGTGCCGGCCTGGCCGAGCGCCGGCCCGGTGCCGTCCAGGTCGGTCACGAACGCGGCCATGCACGCTGAGATCTTTTGCTTCATCAACGTGGCGTCCTCGAACTCGTCGAAGTCGTGGAGCCGCAGATCCACCGACGCGAACCATGACGGCCCGCGGACCTGGCCCGGCCGCTCCTGATAGAACACGTGGAGGACGCCGTCGGCTTGAACGCGCCTGGAAACCGGGCTGATCAGCGTCCCGGTACCGCCCGGGTGCTGGTCGAAAAGCCAGTAGGCGACACGCCGACCGATCAGGTCGAACTCGATGCCCTGGATGATCGGTCCGCCCCCGGGCCCGATGACCCCGTCCTTGCCGGTGTCGATAAAATCGGGCTCGAGGACTTGGAGCTGCAGCGGAATCGCAAGCCCGTCTTCGAGCCGGCGTCGCCGCCGACGGACGAGGACCTCGCCGGACTCGGCGACGGTGCGCATGACGAGGCCTTGCAGCCCGGCAAACGTGAGCCGGCCGGCGGCGTCGCACTGGGTCGTCTCGGCCCACCGCTTCCAGAGCTCCTGCACGCGCGCGGCATTGCGCCCGGTCGCCTTCGGCCGGATGCCCCAACCCACCGTGTTCGTCACGATGCGTCGCAGGCCGCGCCGGGCCCAGGGATTGTTGCGCACCAGGTCGCGGGCCTGCGCGCGCAGGTATGCGAGCGTCGCGCCCGATGCCGCCGCGTTCGCGTCCGTCGTGCGCCTCGACCATCCGCTCGTCCTGCGTCCCACCGATGCCGACTCGAAGTGGCGAGTCATCAGGCGAGCTCGAGCGCGCGACTCGCCCCACCTCGGGGCCAGCCACGCGATCACACGATCGAGGAAGGTCACACGCCCTTCCTTGTGGCGGCGAGGCGGTACGGCGTCCCCAAGCCGAGAGATGCGGCCATCTCGGCCAGGAGCTTCCGCATCTCGGCGAGGCTCTGGTACGTGAGCGTCCGCTGCGGCGGCCCGGCGTAGGTCACGCTCAGGACCCCCGAAGCCACGGCGGCTTTGAGCGTGTCGTATTCCGCCTGCGTCCAGACTGCCATCTACGCGGCCGAGGATCACGGCCGCGCCCAGATGTCAACACCCTACCGCCGCCGCCCCAGCCATCCGCCGCTCGGTCGGCCGCGTCCTGTCTTCGACAGCCAGCCGCTCGTCTTCCGCGCGCCCGACGGTTCGGACCCAGCCTCCCGATCTGGTCCTTGCGCCGGCGGGCCCGGCCGCCGCGCTGCAGGCGTGCCCTCGGTTGCCGGCCCGGCCGATCCGCGCGGCGAAGGCGGCAGCACCCGGTCGAGCCCGAGCACCGCGGCTGCGGCGCGCGCGTACACCCGGCAGTCGAGGAAGTGGTTCTCGCGGCCCGGCTGGATCTGCCACTCCCTCCGCGGGAAACCGCCTCGGCCGCGCACGGTCACGAGGTGCTCGGCGGTGAGCTCTTTGAAGTATCCCTCGCCGTACTCGGGGAAGTGGCAGTAGCCGTTGGGCGGCAGCCCGCCCTCAGGGATGCGAAGGCCCAGCCAGCCGTAGAGCTCGGTCTTCGCGATCGAGGAGGCGACGGGCCAAACCTTGTACCCGCGCTTCAGCTTCTTCCCGTTCGACGTCACGTCGACCGGCGACGGCGTCGAGATGAGCGTCCGTGCGGTGTCGACGCCCTTGCACGCGATCACCCGGGACATCGGCTTCAGACGGCACCAGTTGTAGACCTGCTGGGTGTTGTAGCCGGAGTCGACTGCCATCATCGCGATGGTGAGCTCGCGCCCGTCCGCGCACAGGAAGGTCCGGTTTAGGAGGAGGTCGTCAAGCTTTGTCCATGTCGCCGCGTTCGAGGTGTCGCCCGGGATGACACCGGCGTCGACCGACCAGCTCTCCTTGTTCAGCGCCCACCCGACCACTTCGTAGCGTAGGGTGTCCTTCTGAACGTCAACGCCGGCGGTGAGGAACACGACGCCCTCCGGCACGGTGCCGATCCGGTAGTGCTCGCGCCGGTCGGAGAGCCGCTGCCAGTCCGGGGCCTCCCCGAGTTCGGTCCACGTCTCGCCAAGGACGGTGTTGATGAAGGTCCTAAGCTTCTTCGGGTCCCCCTTGCATTCTGCGAACTCGGTAGCGATCTGCCCCCATGTCGCGTTCGGCGACATCGAGTAGGCGGCCCAGATGTGGAACGAGGCGTGACCCGCGAACGGCACGGCCGCACGCCACTCGCCCGCCTCCAGCATCGCTCGCTTCTGGTGGTCCTCGATGATGCAGCCGTTCGCCGAGCAGACGAAATAGGCCTTCTCGGGCTCGCCCTTCGGCCACTGCATGAAGTGACCGCGGTGGCCCTCGAGTCGGCCCTCGCTGAAGACGAGGATGTCGCGGTGCCCGCAACTCGGGCACGGCACGTAGAAGCGGCGCTGGTCGCCGGCCTTGAACATGTCCTCGATGCGGCTCGCCCCAGCGACCAGCGGCGTGGAGCCGGCGATGATCTTCCGGTTCCAGTAGTACTCCGCCCGGCGCATGCCGAGTTTGATCTGGTCGCCCTCGGCGCCAGCGCTCGGCGGATAGCCATCCACCTCGTCGAAGATGACGACGCGCCGGCTCACGCGCCGGAACCCGCGGCCGCTGTTCGCGCCGACCACCGAGAGCGAGCCTCCGGGGAAGGTCTTGTGCAAGATGGTCTGTGCGCTGGTCTTCGCCGCGTCGCGCACCAGCGGCGTGAGCACCGGGCAGTCGCGGAGCATGGGCGCGATCTCCTCCTTCGAGAAGCCCTCCGCGTCCTCGACCGTGGGCTGCACGACCATGATCGGGCACGGGTCGTGGTCCATGTGGTACCCGATGGTCGCGTCGATCATCTTCGTGTAACCGACGCGCGCGCTCTTCTGGATCGATACCTGCCGGACCGCGGGGTCCGTGATCGCGTCCATCATCTCCCGCTGGTACGGCAGCGTGCGCCACCGGCCCGGCTCGGCAGCGGACTCCGGGCTCAGGTAAAAGTTGGCGTCAGCCCAGCCGGAGAGCGTCAGTCGCGGCGGGGGAAGGAGCGCGTCTCCTGTCCCCGTGAGCCAGTCAGGTGCTGCCGGTGTCGCTGCGCGCATCGTCCGAGGCCAGCTCGATCAGCGCCTCGCGTAGGAGGTCCTCGATCACGGCGACATCGGCACGCGCGACGTGGGGCAGGCGCTGCGCGACACGCGACGGAACGCCGAGGATCTTGGTCTTGACCACGGTGTACCTGTCGATGACCTGGGCGCGCGCATCGGCCGCGGGGATCAAGTCTCCCCGCCGCTCGAGCACGTCCATCTCGGCCAGGTCGGCAAGCGCCCCCTCGCGGCGCGCCGCTGCCGCCTCACGCCGCGCCCGGCTCACGTAGTAGTTCGCGAGCTCTTCGGCCTCCGAGTTGGTGGCCATCGCGGACGACTCGTCTACAGCGAGCGGAGGGGTCCCGCCGGCGGGGGCACGATAGTCGACGCGCTGCCGCGTGTTCGCCTCCCATTCGCGATCGGCCAGGTCGGGATCCGCGATCTTCGGCGCGCCGTTGACCCGGACGACCGAGCCCTTCAGCCGGCCGTCGGAGACCGCCTTGCTGACCGACTCGGCGGAGACGCCGCGCCGCTTCGCGTACGCCCGCAGCGAGATGGGGCTCCGCTTTGCCTTCTTCGCCATGTCCTTTGTCCTCGACGTCAACCGTCAACC